TTTAAATATCGGGACTACATCAATATGTGATGTACAATTAAGATACAAAGGTAATTTCGCATCAGCTCCAAGTTTTCTAGCCACCTTCTCTAAAGAATTTAAGGAATCATTAAAGTAATGGAATTTTTAACAGAAGCTGCCGGAAAGAATTTACATTTAGAACATCTAGAAGATGAGATTCTAAACTTTGGTATTGCTGGTGGTCGTAGTTCAATACAGTTTCTACAAGCATTAAGAGATATGTTCGCTAGTAGTTCAAGTAAGAAATTAAATGTTACAGTCAAATGGGACGGTGCACCAGCTGTGTTCGCAGGACCGCATCCTGAAACGGGCAAATTCTTTGTGGCCACAAAAAGTTTATTCAGGAAAAGAAAGGCAGATGAAGCATATTATCATACAGATGAAGATATAGATAATGATAAAGGTGGTGAACTTGCGGCCAAACTTAAAGTATCATTAGCAGAGTTTAGTAAACTAGGTATGAGTGAAATATTACAAGGTGATCTAATGTTTACAGATGATGTAAAAACAACAGACATTGATGGTGAATCACATTATACATTTCAACCTAATACCATTATGTATGCTGTTCCTGTCAATTCAAAGATTGGACAAGAAATTAACAAGGCTAAAATTGGTGTAGTATGGCACACAACATATAAAGGTGATTCAGTAGAGAATTTAAAAGCTTCATTCGGAGCTAAGATACCAGGTAAATCATCTAGTGTATGGCAAGATGATGCTACATTTAAAGATGTATCAGGTAGAGCTACATTCACAGCAAAAGATACAATGAAAGTAACTAAAGTATTATCTAACGCTGGTAAAAAATTTCAAAGAATAAATTCAGGTAAGTTTAATGCATTTCTTAAATGGCAAGATAGTTTAGGTTCATCAGCAGTAGGTGCGGGCTTTAAAACTTATCTAAATACATATACGAGAGCTGGTAAGACATTACCTGATTCTGGCAAAGTAGTACAAATGTATTTTAAACACTTTAATGATTGGTGGATAAAGAATAAGAGTGATTCACCGACATCTAAACAAAATTTAAAAAGACATTTAGCTGAGATAAGAAAGGCGACAACAACATTAAAAGATGTAGTTGACTTTATCAAGTATATGGTAGAAGCAAAATTGATGATATTGAGTCAACTTGATTCAGCTAAGGGTATCGCTAAGACATTCGTTAAAACAGATAATGGTTTTAAAGTTGTTAATCCCGAAGGATATGTAGCGATTGACAAAAGTGGTGGAGCTGTTAAGATAGTAGATAAATTAGAATTCAGTTTTAACAATTTTACAGTAGCTAAGAATTGGGATAAATAGTAGTATGAAAACATTTCAAACATTTATATTAGAAGATTATGGTCGTGGTGATCAAAAAGGTTCTGCTAACATAAGAGGTAAATCTTATTTTGATTCTTCTGTAGGGCGTGGATGGATATCGGCATTAAAAGATACAATACTAGGTCATATAATGGTCGGGGAATTAGTAAAAGCTTTTCCAGGATTAAAGAAATCAGATATTAAACCATTACTGAAAAGTTCTGAACTTAGAAATATGTCTAAAGATTGGATGCTTGCTGATAGAGATATTAAGAAAGTATTAACACAAATATTAGCTAAGGTTAAATAATGAAATCATTTTTAGAACATATAGAATTTGATAAATATGAAGGTAAATTTGTACCTTTAGAAAGTCCAATGGTTGAAGTAACAGAAAATGATGATAAAGAAATAAATAAACCTAAAAGAGGTGGTTCAAAGAAATTTTATGTCTATGTTAAAGATGGAGATAAAGTAAAGAAGGTTTCTTTTGGTGCTGCTGATGGTGGTAAGAATTTAGCTGTAAAGATTGACGATCCAAAAGCAAGAAAAGCTTTTGCAGATAGACATAATTGTGATACTGCTAATGATAAACTATCAGCTAGATATTGGAGTTGTAGATTACCATACTTCGCTAAAGATTTAGGATTAAAGGGTGGTGGAAATTTCTTCTGGTAAACCATATATTGATAATGATGATATCAGAACTTTTTCTAGAAATGTAGATATTAAAGAATTAGTCTGGCATCGTGATGAAGAATTAAGAAAGATTATAATATTAGAAGGTGAGGGATGGCAATTTCAATTTAATGGTAGTTTACCATTTGAAATGAAAAAAGAACAAAAATTTATTATACCAATGATGATGTATCATAGATTAATTAGAGGAAAAACAGATTTAGTTTTAAAAATAGAGAAACATGAAATTTAAAGACATAACAGAAGCAAAAGATAAAGGAGTTACATTTAGTTTTGGTAGATTCAATCCACCTACTGTTGGGCATATGAAGTTAGCCGCTAAGATGAAATCAGTTTCAAAGGGACATGATGTAAAAATATACACTTCTCATACAACAGGTGATGTAAAGAATCCTTTAACAAACGCACAGATACGAAAGTTTATGAATCCTATGTTACCAAGAGGTATCAATGTATCTTCAACTAAAGCCAGAACAGTTTTTGATGTAGTTGTAGATTTATATAATGATGGTTATAGAATGATACAAATGGTTGTTGGTTCAGATAGAATTAGAGAATTTGATAATTTGTTAAAGAAATATAATGGTGTTAAAGCGAGACATGGATATTATAATTTTAAAAGTATTAATATCATATCAGCTGGTGAGAGAGATCCAGACGCTGCCGGTGATGTTGGTATGTCAGCATCTAAAATGAGACAAATGGCAAGTATGAGTCAAGAAAAAGAATTTATTGATGCATTACCAAAAGGATATAGACTGGGTAAACAATTATATAAAGCAGTACAAAAAGGTATGGGTGTAACAGAAGATTTTCCAGACTTTATGTATGAAATATATAATGGTGAATGGGGTACAGATGAAGGTAGAGCGTGGGCACAGAATCATACACCAGGTCAAACAGTAGTAGATTATGTTAGAAAAATAAAGGAAGCAGAAGATTTACCTAAAGAAGTTTTAAAATATAAAGAAAAGATGTATAAAGATTTAAAGAAAGAACGAGATGATTTTGTAAAACGATATGGGGATCAAGCTGATTCAATAATGCACGGAACAGCAATGCAAATGGCAAAGAGGAAATATGGAATCGATACTTAATTATAAAGAAGAAGATTTAGTACTAGACATAGAAGAAGGTATTCATGATCCTGGTATTTTTAAAGCTGTAGTATTAGCAGGTGGTCCAGGTAGTGGTAAATCTTTTGTAGCAAGAAAGTTGGGACTACATTCTTTAGGACTAGTAGTTGTAAACTCAGATAGTTTTTTTGAACTGATAATGAAAAAGAAAGGTCTCTCATTGAAGATGCCTGATGATGAAGAAAGTGAAAGAGAAGTAGTTAGAAAGGCTGCTAAAGGGTTAACAGATAGAAGATTGTCATCATTATTAGATGCAAGATTAGGAGTTATAATTGATTCGACATCTGGTGATCAGGCTAAGACTAAGAAAATAATTGATAAATTACAAGGTGCGGGATATGATGTTAAAGTTATATTCATACAAACAGATTTAGATGTAGCAATGGCTAGAAATAATGCTAGAGCTAGAACTATTCCACCTAGAATTGTAGAAGTATCATGGAAGCAAGCTCAGAAAGTAAAGAAGCTTCTTAAAAAACAAGTTGGTTCTAGAGATTATCATGAGATAGAGAATAATGATAATACTGGTAATATAGATACTTCTGTTGCAGGTAAATTAACAACATGGGCTAAGAAGTTAAATACTAACGCTATAGAATGGATCGCTATGATTAAAAGAGGTATGGATTCGTCGGTAAAAGAAGACATAAATAATAGTATAATGGACACATTTAAAGACTTTATAGAAATGCAGGAAGCTTTAACGATGCAACAGAGACTTGCAAGAGGTCGTATTGCTAAACGAACAGCTAAGAAAAGAGCGAGATCAGCTAAGAAGAAATCAATGAGAATGAAGGGACCAGCTGATATGTTAAAGAAAGCCGGTATGGCGGCCAGAGGTGCAATGGCTATGAAATTATCTGGTGGTATTCCATTAAGTCAATTAACAATTTCACAGAGAGTACAAGTAGCTAAAAAGTTAGACAAGAAGAAAGCAGCAATTGCTAAGTTAACTAAGAAACTTTTACCCGCAACTAAGAAAGCAGAGAAAGAAAGAATAGCGGCAATCAGAGGTAAGTAATGACGATAGGAACAAGTAATATTAGTATGAGTAGTATAGCTTCAGAGAAAGGTATAGGTGCTTCTAATTTAAGTTTGGGGTCACTATCTAGCGCAGAAGTAAAAACAAACTTAGCTGATGGAACAAGTGCTAGTTCACAATATGGATTAGTAAAACATACTATGAATTACGGTGGATATAATAGTCATAGAGAAGCTGGCACAGTAACTTCCGCTCAAGGTACAGGATCTGCAGGATTAAATACCGCATCACATTCAATGTCGGAGTGGGGAGGTTATGATCCTGGATCTGTTCCTGGTAAATGGCAAATGGGCAGCACTGGAACCTCTGGAGTCGTATATGCATTTGATGAAGTATCAAACGATGCTTGTCAAATATCGGTCTCAACCGGTTTACAAATTTGGTGTACAAAAGTTAGTGGAGTCATATACATTTATGGTGCACCAAGATCCGGATTAGGCCAAAGTGTAACCCATAGAAATAATGGTGCAACTACTTATACCTCGTCAACTACCCAATTAGGTACAATTGGAACTAGTGGTGGCACAAGTATGGTACCGACAGGTTGTACTATGAGTTATACTACTACACAAGCTAGTAGTGGTGGGGCCCAAGGATTTTTAGGCCATGGAGGGTCTGTTGCTACTATATCAGGCGGTTCAAATTCTACAACTAACTTGGGTTCAACTAAAATAGGATATAATGTTTATCAGTCAGCTGTTTCAGAAAGATATTCGAGTGGAACAGCTACAGCGAATTTTGGTGTTGGTGTTAGATTTAATTGGACATTCCCGAGTTCTCCTGGTGGAGGATCATACAACAGTTCTTATACTGAAATCAGAGTTGCTTGTCGGGTTTCAGCTGATCACGATTGGGGTTGGAACCAAAATCCATGTTAAGTACAAAAGATACATACGAATTTCAAAGGAAAAGTAATGGTGAAACTGTTTCTCTTATTTGTACAATTTCAGTTTATGATAAAGAACCTTCAAATAAGACTGTATATTATAGAGATCCACCAGGTGAAGAAACTTTTAAGTCAAATGAAGTACCTGATTATAGTACTATAACACCAATAGATAAAGCAGCTTTTACTTGGAACATACCTACAAATTTACAAACATCAGCTCAACCAGCTGATAGATCAGGTTCAACACCAGAAAAATTTACAGATTTTGATAGTAAACACGAACAAATTATAATGATTTTAGAAGAAGATTCAGAATATACTAACACATATCAGACTTTATGGGATAAATATGAAGGCACTGATGATAATAGACCTGACTGATTTAACCTTTATAAATATAAGAATATATAAATACAATATAATAACGGAGAACTAACAATGTCATTCCCATGGAAACCAATAACAACTGAAGCGGCTTTAGGTACAAGTACAGGAGCAGCCTCCAATGTTGGTAAGAGCAGATATGTAAGACTGTGGAACACCGCAGCGGCCGGAACAGAATATTTAGTAACACTAGAAGAATCTGGTGGTACAGATATTGGAACATTTTCACTTGATGGACAACAAGAAGCCATCATTCAAAAAGATCCTTCAGATCAATTATTCGCAGCCAATGCAGCGATTATGGCTGTCGGCATAGCAGTCAACTCAAACTAATATTATTATGAAAAATACAACAGTCATTAATGACTTCAAAGACTTGAAAAAGGCTATTGAAGAAGTAACAAAGAAACAACCAGCCAAATCTAGATACGCTCAACAAGCACAGAAGATGGGTTATACTAAAGATAAGTCTGTTGTATTAGAACAGAAACTTAATGAAGCTACAGCATTTGAAATAATGCAAGACATTGTTAAGACTAAGGGTGCTAAGAAAATCGAAGGTACTATGGTCGATATGTTTACAGCAAGTGTTGTTGTTAAAGCATATGCTAAAGTAAACGATGCTAACAAAAAGAAAATAGAAAATGCTAAACTAAATGTGTTAATAGGATTAGCACACAAAGTTATGGGATTAAAAGCTCATAATGAGTTTGATAAAGAACCATTAAAAGGATTTCCATACAACGAATTATTCAGTAAAGAAGAAATGAGTGACCTCAATTCTGTCAGAGCTAGAATAAAACAAGCTGATCTTCATAAAGAAGGAATTGAAATAACTGAGGCAGTTAAATTAGAAATACAAAGATTAGTTGAAGAAGGTAAATGGCCAATGCCTAGTAGTACAAAAGAGAAGA